TCTGCAACCGTACGTCCAACAGAAGGTGCTGGTGGTACGTTAGGAAGTCTGGGTGGATTCAGCGTGACCAATAACACGCAACTGGGCCTGACGTTTACTTATATGGCGACCGATAACATTGGTGTGGAATTGCTGGCAGCGACGCCGTTCCGCCATAAAATCGGCACCCGGGCGACCGGCGATATTGCAACCGTTCATCATCTGCCGCCAACACTGATGGCGCAGTGGTATTTTGGTGATGCCAGCAGCAAATTCCGTCCTTACGTTGGGGCAGGTATTAACTACACCACCTTCTTTGATAATGGATTTAACGATCATGGCAAAGAGGCGGGGCTTTCCGATCTCAGTCTGAAAGATTCCTGGGGAGCTGCCGGGCAGGTGGGGGTTGATTATCTGATTAACCGTGACTGGTTGGTTAACATGTCAGTGTGGTACATGGATATCGATACCACGGCTAAGTACAAATCTGGTGTTACTACCGTAAAAGACTCGGTACGACTGGATCCGTGGGTGTTTATGTTCTCCGCAGGATATCGTTTTTAATTTTCTCTGCAAAACCTCTGCAAAACCCCTCTGCAAAACTGGTCATCAAATGACCAGTTTTTTCCATTCCTTACCGCGTGCGTCGTTGTAAATATCGGTCATTTTTTGATTCGAATGGCCTAGCAAAATTTTGGTATCAACCCCCTGCTCTCTGAACAATCGCTCTGATAAAGATCTCTGCTCATGGAAAGAGGGAGGGGTGCCATTAGCACGCCAGTTGTAATCCACAGAATCCCGGGCTTTTTTAAATGCAACGGTTAATGTTGCTGGCTTAACCATCCCGCCGCGCTTAGCTGTCCCTTTCGCGTGATGGTGGTGCAATAGCCACGGACTAAGAACGCAATCGCGGCAGGATGACACCACATCATCCAGGGTGAGATTTAATTTATCGCAACGCAGAGCCAGAGGGATGGCAATCCGGGTTCCTGTTTTTTGCTGTTCGACATGAAGATAACCATCCCGGATATCCGAAAATTGCATTTTGCAAATATCTGAAAGGCGCTGGCCTGTCATCAGTGCCAGCAGCATACCGCGCTGTAAAAAGTAACCATTCTTTTCCGCTGCGTTATAAATCATCATCCACTCATCAAAAGTCAGTCGCTGTCTTGATATCCGCACCTGCGGTTTTTTTGCCGATTCTGCAGGGTTAAAGCCTGGCGGGACATCGCCCGTTTGCTGAGCTTCCCGGAAAACATCGATCAGTACTTTCCTGAAAATTTGTCCCATTCTGTTATGTCCTCTGGCCTTGTACTCTTCCAGTACTGATACCACATCTTTTACGGTTATGGCATCTAACGGTCTGGTGCCAAAACGTTCATCAAATACCCTGAGAGGGGCCGCTTTCTGTTTCAGCGTGTTGAGTTTGATCTCGCCGTTTTCATATCTTTCCTGTTGAATTTTTCTGTAATTATTCAGAAAAATGGTAACGGTTGATGAACCGCCGGTATCACTAATAATTTTCTCCTGCAGACTGAGCATTTGTTCCATTTGCTGCCGGGCAAGACGGCTGTTCGCTTCTGCTGCAATAGTTTCTGCCAGTTTCTGGTCAATACTGCCGAGACCGTGATTTTTGCCTGTTATGGGATGCCTGTAACGCCAGTAAACTTTGTTATTTCTTTTGTCAAAATACGGAGATAATCCCGGAACATCGGTTTTATATTTTCGCGGGCGCGCCATCTTCCAGTATCCTCTTCAAAGCAGGGTGATCTGTGGCGATCACCTCCGGCTTGTTTACCATTCCGACAAAGCGAGCTTGCGGATCCACTCGCCAGCGTCTCCCAACTTTTTTGGGGAGAGGAAATATCATTCCGGCTTTAGCGTATTTACTTAACGTACTCGGAGTAGGGACCGGTTCACTGAATTCCTCTTTTGCCCACTCAGTGAGCAGAATAAGTCTTGCCATGAGCGTCGTTCGCTAATCATGGTCGCCGCCACTATAGCTGGTGGGCAACGACCGGGGTTGAACATTAAAAATCAGCCTGATTCGGGATCAGTTTTTGCCAGATAACTGAAACGTATTTTGCCTGGTAACGGGCGTCATCAAGTGCATTATGGCGCTCACCTTCGAATGGAATAGCCGTTCTGGCATCGAAGTCTATGGCTTTCCCCAGCTCAACGATTGTGCGTACATCGCGATCGTTGTAGTAACGCCACGGGCAGGGGATCCCCTGCCGTTCGTATGAACGGCGCAAAATCGTGTTGTCGAAGTTGGCTCCATTTCCCCAGACCTGAACAAAAAATTCGCCGGAGTTTTCGTCGATAAATTCCCGCAATTGCAGCAGTGCATCATCTAACGGGATTTCATCGGTCAGAATGGCAGATTGCGCCTCCCGTGATTGCTTAAGCCACCATTTAATGGTGCCACGATCAATGACTCCGCCAGCAGTATCCATATCGATGGTCTTACTAAATTCCGGCCCCATATCTCCGGTTTGCGGATCGAAAAATATTGCACCTATTGAGATAAGCGGGGCATCGGGATTTTTTCCCATGGTTTCAAGGTCGATCATCATGTGGTGCCACATTCTGCTGGTGGATGTGATAACGTGATGACCGTTCATCGCAATTAAGGGATCTGCCGTCTCGCCAGTTTCACTATCGCTGGCGTGATCCTGAGCGCTACCAGCATTCTCCTTGTGTGGATGTTCAGCGCCTTCCATTTCCTTCGGATCATTTTCCTGAACTTCAACCTGATTCTCTTCATCGAATGTTTCCTGGTATGTTGCGTCACCCATCACCGCGCCACAATCAGGGCAGTTGCCGCCACCGCTTTGACCGCAGGCGGTGCAGACTTTTTCCGGTTCCTGTTGCGCTACTGGCTCAGGTTGTTTCGTTTCTGGCTCGTTTTGTTGCGTATTTGGGCTGTTTTGTTCCGCTTTCTGGTCGTTCTGTTCCGATTCTTGCTGGTTCTGGTTTACAGAATCGCGGGTTTCAATCCCCTTTACCCATTTCGGATCATTCGGGTCGCTAATCCCTGCAACAAATTCTCCGCGAGAGGCAGCAAGCAACTTATCGGCGTCAGGCTGGCTGATATTGGCTGCCTGCATAATTTTGTTTACTTCGTCAGCGGTAACTTTTACCGGCTCTGGTTGTGCGGTCGTGTCAGATGCACCAGTATTTTGTTGTGAACCTGAGTACGTGCCGTTTTTACGTGCGAAGTATTCCTCTTTTGTGATTTCCGTAGCTCCCAAGGCTAGTGCTTTTTCCAGACCAGAAAGTTTGTTTGCGCGACCGTATTTTTCGCCATCCTTGTCGGTGAAGAGGAAGTAGAACGGCCCCTCACGCTCTACAGATGGTTCGACTTCCACTTTGCATTCGGTTTTTTCGTTGCCCGGAATTGCCGTTTCCACTGCATCAGTTTCTGGTACTGGCGACGAGAGAGTATCAGTTGCGCTCTGATTTCTTCCTTCATCTTCAAACACGCCCTTTGTAGTCAGGTATTCAGTAATGTATTTGTTCAGTGCCACAGGGTCTTTGTGAATGTCGATCGGACGTTCACGGACAAGGACAAAAATAGTCTGGCGGTCGTAGCGAAGGGCATCAGGCTGTTTGCGCATTGATGCCGAGATACGCTTCCAGTCTTCGCGGTCGTTGTCGATAACTTCATTTTTTGCCCAGCGATGGATGCTGCCGTCAATGTTTCCGGCATCCACATCACCAGGCCAGAGAGCGTAGGCCAGTTCGTCATCCAGTGTTTTCCATGTCTGCTTGTATTCGCGATGAGTGGCAGCAATGACCGGGTTGATTTTTCCTGTTGAATTTTCAGTGTGCTGTTGATTGGCTCTGGCGCGGGCGAGATCAACAACAGACGTGTATTTTCCGGTTTCCTTGCGTTCATTTTCGCGACGTTTTTTCCAGATGCGCATCTCTGCCTGAATTTCGGGCCATTTAGCTCCAGGATTACATTTATGTTTAACCCACCCGATGGCATGCAGCTTAAGCTCCGGATACATGGCGTTAACTTCTGGCATTTTCATCAACGCTTCAACGATATGTCCGTCGAATGTTGCCATGTCTTCCTGCAACAATTCCTGCGCGCTAATCACCATATCAACGGTGATGTTTTCACATGTGTCGAACTTAACCATGACAGCGTTCTGTACTTCAGGGGCCAGCTTGTCAAAAGTGACGTTCATCGGATCTGATTCAGTCTCAACCGGGACAAAGGAAGCAGACTCCTCATCCCAGCGGTTTTCCTGCATATATTCAGCATCCCAGGAATCGAGGGCAGGGCGGGGTATACCGGGTTTATCCTCGCAAACAAGAAATTTATAAGCGCAGTCCTGAGCAACCGGATAATGTTCCAGGAATTGCCAGTGAAATTTTGCGCGGGCGCGACGTTCATCACCGGCTTCAATGGCAGTGGCTACAGCGATTGCACCTTCTTCCTTTATTGCCTGTTCGTCCGGAATGGCGGCGCAAATAAAGACTTTACTCATTTTGTTTTAACCTCATGACAGATTTAAGGGTGAACAAATCCCTGCCATTGCTGGCATATAAGAATGAAATCGGATGTTTATTACGGAACTGTTTTAAAGACCTGCCGGGATTTCGTTATTATCCTGGTGAATAACTTTATCGACAGGGTAACAGTTACCGGGAATTTTCTGTTCGGTTGCTGCAGTCACACACTCCTGCATTGTCCTGTGAACACTGACTGCAATATCAACTGGTTCTCCGGAAACAAGAAAAACTGTCAGAACAAGTGCAAATGCTGTATTCATTGCCAGCATCCTTTTTGTATCGGACGTAAACGGGCCAGCATTGAAAGAATGCATACTTTATTTAATAGCTCCCGTTCTTGTTTTCTCTTGTTAATGGCATCTTCAGTAAATACTGGGTTACTGATAGTGACACCAATTTCAAAACAACCTTCAGACGTATTAACGTTTGGTAATAACGTTTTCATTATCGCGTCCTCAACAATGAATTTTGTGATGCAGTGCCTGGTGCCTCCAGGTGACGTTAACCAGTTAACAATTAACGTCGGATACAGAGAATCCACCCATAACACTGTTTTTGGTTTTAACTGTTCCGCGTGCGCTCAGCCGCATTCACCGCATCACAAAATTCACTTTAAAAACGGCGGCAGAGCAGTCACGGAGTAAAACTGATACCGCTAAACGTCACCAGAAAATTGATAACAGAGGGCGTTGCAGCGGGGTTGTCACTTAAGCGTATGGTCAACCTGACAACCCGGTGTCCTCAACGGGGAAGGAATAACCCCGCCATACTTACCGCCGCGCCATTTCGCGGGTTGCCACAACCGGAAGCGCACGGTCGAATTAAATTTAACGACACCGTACAGTGAGACGAACTTCGCCGTGCGCTTTCGTGTTGTGTGCCTGCTTTTAACCACGTCAGGCGAGGTGGTATCCTTAAAATCACCACAGTTTTAAGGATTCATTAAGCAATGTCGCAACCACCAATAAATCCGCTTAAGAACATGAAAATTGATTACTGGTATAAAGCGCTTACAGTTGTTGGCGCTGCGTTGTTTGTCTTTAATGGAACGTCTTTTTTTGACAGATATCCCGTTGTTCCATTGGGTTTTTTGTCCTCCGGCATCTTTTTTATTGGTTTGGGGGAGTGGATTAATCACCCTCTCAAAGTGAGATTTATTGGTCCTGGAGTTTGGACTCGTGGATATAATCGTTCTTCGTGCGCACTCGGTATCATCTTCGACATACTTGGTTGTTTCCTGATTGTTACAGGAGTCGTCAAGTTCTTCTGATGTAAAACCGCAAATGGGGCACGTAACGGGAATTTTGAAAAGCGTTTCTCCGGGTTCCAGAACAAAATTTTCTGCGGTCTGATTTTGCTTCTCATATTTGTGCTCCGCGTCATTGTGAGAGCACATTCTTATTCTGAGGGCCTGTTTAAACTCACTGAAGCTGAGAGCTTCTTCGCCTTCGGCAAGGCCTTCGAAGTATTCTTCGTAAGCCTTTTCCATGATTGTGTCGAAATCCATATCACTCACCTGAGTTTCTTTCCAGCCAGCGACGGGCACCATTTTCGGTTTTAAACGTTTTGCTTTTGGTATACGTCATCGCGGTGAACGTGCCGTCCTGGTTGGGAAACACGCCGTACACCAGAGATTCGCTGTTGCCAAGATCGATAGTATCCATGCTGACCTCATTTCCCCTTAACGCCGGGGTAGCGGAACAAAAACCTGCTGCATAGTTATTAAAGTTGAACCCTGCCGTCATGTTCTTACGCCTCGGGCTGGCTACTTAACCCCTGACCACTGCCTGGTAACTCGAAGTATTGCCCTGCATTCTGTGGGACGGGGTGAGGGAATGAATGAAGTTTAGAAAAATGAACATTTAAGGTCAATGTTTTTTTATCAAAACATTTTAAGCAGGCAGCTGTTACGCCATCACTACGATGGCATACAGTTAATCAAATAGATGAGGTTGGTTAAATATCTTGTTGAATTTTAAAGCATACTCCCAATATGCAAGATAGATCATCCAGCATAATTGAAGGGTAGCGAGGATTCGTGGGGACTAAAAGAATATCCGGCCCTTCTATCTCCAGTTTGCGAATGACAGGCGTTGTGGTCCCTTTGGGTAAGGCAAGGACAATATTTCCTGGTTGTACGATTCGATCGGGATCAACAAAAACTGTTGAACCATTTGGGATGGAAACTCCACCACCAGATGTCGACATACTGTCACTCTCTAGAACAACAGCAAAGGTATTGGCCGGGATTTCTCCGACAAGCTGCACACAAGAGGTTATTGAGGAATTTTTCATATAATCACTCCAGCTTGCTGCCTGCTGAAGTGATAGTAGCGGAACCGTTTTTATCGGCGGTAAAGATAGATCAAGCGAATCACCTGTATTTAACTCTCCTCCATTAAGAAGCCAATTTTCGTTTACTTTCAATATCTTTGCCAGTGAGCTTATGTAACGCGAGGACGGCGCTCCTCCACCGTTCATCCATTGACTTACGGAGCCTTTTGATGCGCCAGTGGCATTGACAAGGTCTTTGCCTTTCAAGTTTAGCGCATGCATACGTTGGGTTATGCGTTCAGATATTGTTTGCTTGTTCATGTTTTGATTTTAAAACACAGATGGTTTTGTTTCTTGACTTTCTTTGGTTTTGATTATTAAACTTTTGGCGTTCAGTTTTATGGAGCGAATCATGAAAAAATCAGAAGTATTAGGCTATTTTGGCGGAGTTGTTAAAACAGCCGCCGCTCTAGGAACGTCAAAAACCACAGTCAGCATGTGGGGGGAAGACGTTCCGTGGAAATGGGCGTTGCTAATTCAGGCAGTCACTGCCGGGGCGCTCAAATATGAGTTACACATACCGACGGTTGTCATTCCCGGTTCTGATCATAATCCGCCTTCTAACCAAGGGGGGATTCATGAAAATCAAGCATGAACACATCCGCATGGCGATGAATGCCTGGGCACGTCCTGATGGCGAAAAAGTTCCGGCAGCTGGAATAACCCAGGCTTATTTTGAGTTGGGTATGACGTTTCCTAAACTGTACGACGACAGCCATCCGGAAGCCCTGGCTCGCAATACCCAGAAAATTTTCCGCTGGATAGAGAAAGACACCCCTGATGCAGTTGAAAAAATTCAGGCGTTGTTACCAGCGATCGAAAAGGCAATGCCACCTTTGCTGGTGGCCAGAATGCGCAGCCACAGTTCAGCTTATTTTCGGGAGCTGGTGGAGACGCGGGAGCGACTGGTGAGAGACGCTGATGATTTTGTCGCAGTGGCAATCGCCGGTTTCAATCAGATGAACCGTGGTGGCCCGGCTGGAAATGCTGTGGCAGTACATTGACTGACAATAGCCATATCGAATCGCTTCCGGCAACTCGTGAGTAAAAAGATTCGGTATCAGAAGAGGTGAGTATGGCTAACGCCTGGCTCAGATTATGGCATGACATGCCAAATGACCCTAAGTGGCGAACAATTGCCAGGGTGTCAGGGCAGCCAATTGCAACAGTGATGGCAGTGTATATCCACCTTCTGGTGAGCGCGTCACGAAATGTCACGACATGTCACGGCGTGTCACTACGTGGTCACATTGATGTCACGACGGAAGATTTAGCAAGTGCGCTTGATGTGACGGAAGAAGTAATTGATTTAATTTTACAGGCAATGCAGGGGCGGGTACTTGATGGAGATTTAATCACCGGATGGGAAAAACGCCAGGTACTGAAAGAGGACAATGGCAACGTTTCACAAACCGCGAAATCCCCGGCAGAGCGCAAGAGAGCGCAGCGCGAGAGGGAAAAATTACGAAAACAGAATGAGGGGTGTCACGACGAGTCACGCATATGTCACGACATGTCACGACGAGTCACGACAGATAAAGATACAGATAAAGAATTAAACCCCACACATAACGCGCACGTGCGCGAGAGTGCTCCGACCAGTGAGTCGAGTGGTACGCCGTTGCAGGCAGCAGAACCTGCATCCCTGGATGGACTGAGCGAACCCATCGGGAAATTTCCGATGGTCGATGACTGGCATCCGTCGCCGGATTTTCGACGACGGGCTGCGTTGTGGGGGATGGCTTTGCCGGAGCCGGAATTTACACCTGCTGAACTTGCCGCTTTCCGGGACTACTGGGCAGCGGAGGGGAAAGTTTTCACGCAGGTTCAGTGGGAGCAGAAATTCGCCCGTCACGTAAATCACGTCAGGGCGCAGGTTAAGCCAGTCAGCAAGGGGGTAAACCATGCAGCAGCACCAGGTGGCACCGCATCACGGGCAGTTCAGGAAATTCGGGCAGCACGTGAGCAGTGGGAACGTGAAAACGGATTTATCAGCGACGGAAACGGTCTGGAAGCTGTGGGAACTCATGGGGGAGGTTTATTCGAACCGCTGGACCCAGAAGAACGGGGCCGCACCTTCGAAGCTCTGGATTGCACAGATTGGCGCGATGACTGAGCAGCAAATCCGACAGGTCTGCCGCCAGTGCATGGACCGCTGCCGGGCGGGTGAAACATGGCCTCCGGACCTGGCTGAGTTTGTGGCGCTGATTTCAGAAAGCGGGGCCAATCCATTTGGCCTGACGGTGGATGCTGTGATGGAGGAGTACCGCCGCTGGCGTGATGAGTCCTGGCGATATGACGGAAGCGACAAATATCCGTGGCCTCAGCCTGTGCTGTACCACATCTGCCTCGAAATGCGTACCAGAGGGATTGAGCGCCAGATGACGCAGGGTGAGTTAAAACGACTTGCGGAACGGCAACTGACGAAATGGGCAAAGCATGTTGGTAACGGGATGAGTGTTCCGCCAGTGCGACGACAACTGGAAGGGGCTAAACACCCGCAAGGGCCAACGCCAATTGAACGGCTGAAACAGGAATACGAACGCCGGAAGGCAGCTGGTTTTATTTGAATCTGAGAAACGATTTTGTCGGAGGAAATTTTAATGGAAACCGTATTTGACGCACTGAAAGCAATGGGAAAAGCCACATCGGTAGAACTGGCCGCGCGACTTGATATCAGTCGTGAAGAGGTTCTCAACGAGCTGTGGGAACTCAAAAGAAATGGCGTCGTTGATAAAACTGGTCACACCTGGTTTCTGGCTGGCGAAGGTGAATCCCGGGTAACCGAAGAGCGGCCAGTAAAATCTGAAGCACAGGATATGCTGACCGGGGAGGTCGAACAAAAAGTTACCGCAGACATGATGATTGAGTTTATCGGTCAGGATGGTGCTAAAACGTGTGAGGAACTGGCGGGTAAGTTCGGCGTCAGTACTCGCAAGGTTGCCTCCACGCTGGCGGTGGTAACCGCAACGGGGCGGCTGGCACGCGTTAATCAGAACGGTAAATTTCGTTACTGCATGCCGGGCGATAATTTACCAGCAGAGCCGAAAGCCGCGCTGGTAACGGAAAGTGATGGTAAGGCCTTTCCTCAGCCAGCAGGTGCTGCGTTACCAGTCCGGGAAGCCGCAACACAGGAAGAAATTAAAACAGAAACTGTGGCGGACATTGTGCAGCCGTTGCCATCGTTTACCGAAACGCAAGCAGATGAGCTGATTTTTCCGTCCCTTCGCAGGGCAAACCTGGCGCTGCGCAGGGCGAAAAGTGATGTTCAGAAGTGGGAGCGAGTCTGCGCCGCGCTGCGGGAGGTGAACAAGCACCGGGATATTGTTCGACAGATTACTGATTCTTCCCGCCGTGTTGTATCGGAAAAGTGATTGCCGGAGGCGCTTATGGCAAAAGTATTTACACCAGAAGAGCGGGAAGAAGTGAAGGCGCGCATTGTGGAATTCGTGCGCCTGAGCGGACGAGAAACTTTTCGACAACTGGCAGATAAAACGGGTGTCAGTAAGACCGCTATTCGTCGTTTATCTGGTGCGCTTGCGGCCAGTGGTGATGTCTGGCTCTCTGGTTGCGGGGTATTTCCATCAGAGCAGGCGTATCGCGTATGGCGTAAGACACCGGAGAAGGCTGCTGACCCGACACTGATTCGAAAGTTACCTGACGGAGAAATACGTCGTTACAACAGACGGCAGAACATAATTTGTCGTGAGTGCCGCCAGAGCGAAGTTATGCAGCGTGTGCTGGCGTTCTATCGGGGAAACTTTCAGGAGGTGATGGAGTGAGGGTCAGAGTTTATATTGCCGGTCCAATGACGGGATATGAAAATTTCAACCGTGAGGCGTTTCACAAGGCGGAAGAGGAACTGAAACGGGAAGGGCATACCGTCTTAAACCCGGCAGTACTTCCGGACGGGCTGACACAGCCGCACTACATGGATATTTGCATGGCAATGATTCGTTGTGTGGATGCGATTTACATGCTGAATGGCTGGCAGCGGTCAGCGGGCGCTAAGGCAGAGCTGGCACTGGCGGAGAAACTGGGGCATGCAGTGATTTATCAGGAGGTGGCTCAATGAGAGAGGTTAACTATGAGGCGCTTCGTGAGGCAGCACAAAACTATCAGTCGACGCTGGCGTGGTATCAGGCTATCCCGGACAGCCCAAATGCTGAACGGGATTGTGATGCGGCTCTTGCTGCGTTTAAGCGTCACATCCGTCATCGGGAAGCGGATATTATCGCTGATTTGCTGGATGGACTGGAAGAAGCAAAATCACAACTCAACGAGCAGCGTGAGTATTACGAAGGCGTTATCTCTGATGGGAGCAAGCGTATTGCTGAACTGGAAGCGCGGGAAGTTCAATTACCGACTCGCTACGACCTTCGATATGGACACCCGATAAATGCAGATGAGCGACATGTCATGATACCTAAAGAAAATGGCAGTTGGCTTTACCTGATTGACTTAGAACACGCATTACGCGTCGCTGGCATTCGCATCAAAGGAGAGGAGCATGGAAATAAAACCAGAGGATGAGTTAAGCAATATCGTTTTATTTCCGGTAAAAGAGGATGACCCTCGTAATCAGGTTAATTTTCTTTATGAGCCATCGGAAAGACCATATTGTCATCACGCCTCTGTTCGGGTTGACGAAAAAGAGCGTCAGGTCCGCTGTAAAATCTGCGGTGCAGTTGTGGAGCCGTTTGACTGGATGCTCTCTGTGGCGAAAAGAGAAACCAGACTGGCAGATGATGTAAGGCTATTGCGCCAGGAGGAACAGGAAAGGCGGAAAAATATAGAAAAGTTAATTTAGATTGAGCGTAACGCGAAAGCGCGGATATGCAGGGCGACAAAATCCAGAACTGAATAATTAAATTTAGCACTGTAAATAAAATCAAATCCTTAACCGGAGGGATTTCTGCACCCTCAGAACATCAGGAGGCCGTCCGAAAGGGCGGTAGTGAAATGCGAAAATTCAAAATAATTATTGAAACGGGAATAGCCGGTGGAGATTTCGAGGATGAATTCGAAGTGGATGATGATGCAACACCAGATGAAATACAGGATGAAGCTAAAGGTATTTTCTTTAACTACTGCAATTACTCATACCACGAAATAAAAGACGAAGAGGAAGAACAAAATGGCTGATTTTGGTTCAACTAAATATAACGCCAGTTTTGAAGAATGGCATGAACTGTTAATGGATTATGCAGAGTTACGCGGTGGAAGTGCCGCTGATGCTGAAGCATGGCGTGATGATTATGAAGCAGGGAAAACACCGGTCGAAGCATATTGTGATGAGTGGGGCGATGAATGAGCGAGATTAATTATCAGGAAGGGCATGAAAAGGTGGGGCAGGCAAAACCAGTGGCATGGCGATATCGCTACGTGAAAAAAGGCGTTACAGACTTTCAGGGGAAGCAGTGGGTTGGTGACTGGAAATATGTCCCGACAAAAGAGGATTGTAACGACAGACCAAACTATGAAATTCAGGCGTTATTCACGGCCCCGCCAGCTTCGGTGACATCAGAAGGACTGGTTAAAGCTGTGCGCTTTTATGAACAGGTACGGCGTGAGGATCCGCCAGTTGAAACCGGAGCATGGAAAGACGCTATTGACTGGGTACTCAAGGAGGCCTGCCTGGTTGTAAACACGGGCATCAAAGGAGGCTGAATGGGTATTGCCGCAAGTTATACCATGCATCTCTATTGTGATTGCCGCCAGTGTACGGATGGCAAATATCAGTCGCCAGATTTTGGTGAGTATATCGGTACGTCATGGGCTGGCTGTGCAAAAGAGGCACGTAAAGATGGGTGGCGAATAAGTGCCGACAAAACGCGTGCTTTTGCGCCAGGGCATAAAATTTTGAGGAGCAACAAAGGAGAGTGATGTGCCTACATTATTCAGAAAAGAATATCCGCGAAAAAGTAGAGCGACAGAATTTTTGTTTCTCATTCTGTTTATCGTGTTGATGATACCGATATCCCCGTTAATTCTGGTATGGGGAATCGGAAAAATAATTGAGCCAGTTATTGAATTGTATAACGACGTGGTATGGGCTCCGTTCAACACACTGCACAATAAAATTAATCCGTATAAGGAAAACTGATATGGCAACTTTGACAAAAAAAGAACAGGCATGGTTGAACGAATTACAGGACGTTCTTGATCGCTGTCCATCACCGAAAAAAATTGGTTTTTACACCATTGGCGATAAAAGCATTTACCTGTATGACCTGCGCCGCATGGATGA